CGCTAAAAAAGCAAAAGACGGTGACGATGATGACGAAGACGATGATGACGAAGAAGAGGAAGACGAGCAAGTAAAAAAAGAATCAGTCAAACTTCCTACTACCAAAACAGCAATGATTTCCGCACTTTTTGATAAAGTCAACGGAATGAAAAAAGAAGAAGTATCCAAGCGATTTGCTGAGTTGATGACAGTTATCGAAGCAGAAGATCTTGGTGGAGAAACACCAGACAATGCTAAACCAGATGATGATTCAACTGTAATTGGTAAAAAGAAAAAGAAAATCAAAATCTCTATGCCCGAAATTAATGTCAAAGAAGATATTGATGCATTAGTAGAAGGTGAAGAACTCTCTGAAGAATTCAAATCTAAAGCATCAACGATATTTGAAGCTGCAGTTCATCAAAAAGTGATGGAAATAGCAAGTTCAAAAGTCGAAGATATGGAAAAAGAATATCAAACAGAACTACAAGAAGAAATCGTTGCTTTCCGTGATGAATTAACAGACAAAGTTGATGGTTATCTCAACTATGTTACAGAAGAATGGATGAAAGAAAACGAACTTGCTCTGGAAAATTCACTAAAAAGTGAAATTACCGAAGAATTTATGGGCGGACTTAAAGACCTCTTCACAGAACATTACATTGAAGTTCCAGAAGAAAAGGTTGACATTGTAGAAAATCTGTTCGATAAAGTAGAAGACCTTGAAGGACAATTGAATCAATCAGTTCAAGAAAACATTAAGGTTAAAAACGAACTCAACGAATATCGTAAGAACAAGATCTTGGAAGAAGTCTGTGATGACCTTGCAGATACACAATCTGAAAAGATGAAATCCCTTGCAGAAGGTGTTTCTTACGAAGATGATTCCGAAAATTTTGAGGAAAAAGTGAAAACAATTAAGGAGAATTATTTCCCTAATCAACAAAAACAAGATGACAACGTTGAACAAGTAGATACATCAGTAGAGGGAGAAGAAATATCTGATCCTAAAATGACAAGTATCATGGAAGCATATAGTAAAGCTATTGCTCGTAATTAATAACATTTTAAACATTTAAGGAGTTTAGAAATGCAACTTCAAGAAAATTTACAGAAAAAGTGGGCTCCAGTTCTGGATCATCCCGATCTTCCAAAGATCACGGATACCTATCGTAGAGCTGTCACCGCTATTTGTCTGGAAAACGTAGAACAACAAGCTGCTGCAGACCGTCAAACAGGGATGTTGACAGAAGCAACACCAGTAACCAACATGGCAACAACTACAGCAGTTGGAGTCGGTGGTGCAGCTGGTGGAACAGATGCTGGTCAAGTCGGAATTGATTTCGCAGACCCAGTTCTGATTTCAATGGTTCGCCGTGCAATGCCACAACTCATCGCTTATGATGTTTGTGGAGTACAGCCAATGTCAGGCCCAACAGGTTTGATTTTTGCTCTACGAGCACGAACAGACTCACAGTCTGGTGCAGAATTGCTTTATAACGAAGCAGGTCACACCACACAAGACAAAACCTCTGGTGCTGCAACTGGAACAGGTGACATTTTGAATGTTCCTGGCCTGTTGATTCACACAGACGGAACTGCTAACGTTTCTGCAAACGTATACTCATCCACAACTGGTATGACAACTGTTGCAGGCGAAGCAAACATTTCTCAAGAAATGTCCTTCTCAATCGAAAAGATTTCGGTTGCTGCTGGAACAAGAGCTCTTAAAGGTTCTTATTCTATGGAACTACAACAAGATTTACGTGCAGTTCACGGTCTTGATGCAGAAGCAGAACTTGCTAACATTCTTTCCGCAGAGATACTTGCAGAGATTAACCGAGAGGTTGTCCGTAAGATTTACATCAATGCAAAACTTGGTGCCGCAGTTGGTACAACAAGTGCAGGAATGTTTGACCTTGACACAGATTCCAACGGACGTTGGATGGTTGAAAAGTTCAAAGGTCTTATGATGCAAATTGAACGTGATGCCAATGCTATTGCAAAGGGAACACGTAGAGGTAAAGGTAACATCATCATGACATCTTCTGATGTCGCTTCTGCTCTTCAAATGGCAGGAATCTTGGATTATGCTCCAGCAATGAGTACTAATCTAAATGTTGATGAAGCATCTGCAACTTTCGCAGGAGTTCTTAACGGTCGGTATAAAGTATATGTTGATCCATATGCTGCATCCAATGCCGCAGAATTCTATTGCGTTGGTTACAAAGGTTCTTCACCTATGGATGCTGGTATATTTTACTGTCCTTACGTTCCATTGCAAATGGTTCGTGCAGTTGATAGTGACAGTTTCCAGCCACGAATTGCATTTAAGACACGCTACGGTTTAGTAGCAAGTCCTTTTGCAGAGGGTGGAACAGTCGGTACAGGTGATATGGCAGCATCAAACTTGAATGCTTCCGCACCAGGCACCAACGAATACTACAGAAAAGTCCGTATTGCGAACTTGATGTAATTCGTTTCCTACATATAGTAGGATTTCAAAAGGGAGTAGAGAAATCTGCTCCCTTTTTTTGTTTGTAGTCATTTTCTTGTGAGAAGCATGATAATAGTAATTGCCAATGGAACATCTCGTTCAGTCTTTGATATAAATCTTTTAAAAAATCATATCACTTACGGTTGTAACGAACTCTATAAAGAATATTCCCCCACTCATTTAGTCTGTAAAGATGGCCCGTTGATATGGGATATTTGCAGAGATGGATACACAAAAGAGAACAACTGTTATTTTAAAATGTTTGACCGATTTCCTGCAATGCAGTATGAAATGTTAAAATTGACATTTCCTTCTAGTGGGAAGGTTTTAGAAACTCAACCACAAACAAACGAATTTGTTATGTTTGGAACTGGGAGCACGATGGTGATTTATTGGACAACCCCAAATGAACCAACACAAAAATTAGAATGGTGGGGGGATGGTGATAATGATTCTTATACGAGTGAAACTGCTGCGATACGATTAGCCTGTTTGAATCATCCACAAGATAAAATCTATTGTATCGGTTATGATTATTACTTGAACAGAACTGCTGATAATATCATTCTTTCATCAAAGAACATACCAGATGAAGAATATGATACTACAGAATTATTCAGACAACATAAAAGAATAGAAGAAGAATTTGATAATAACATATATCATATAGGAAAACACATGAATTACGTACAGTTTGAAAATCTGTTGAATAAATAGTAATAGTAAAGGAAATATATGGCAGCAAATAAAGTACCAGACAATTTAAATTATCTATCCAATATCAGTTTTCGACTGACTATGGAGGATTCGCCAAATATCACTTGGTTCTGTCAGGCAGCAACTGTTCCTGGCGTTTCCATTGAAGGAATAGATGTTTTCACTCCACACGCAACCGTTCCTTATGCTGGAAACAAGGTTTCGTTTGAAGAATTGTCTATTAGGTTTATCGTAGATGAACATATGAAAAATTGGACTGAAATTTATGATAGAATTATTGCAATGGGACTTGCAGAAGGTCATGAAAAATACAGACTTCTGAAAGCATCAAATACACTACATCCAAGAGGTGGGGGATATTCGACTGTTGTTCTCACGATTTTAACAAGTGCAATGAATCCACAAATGGAATTTCATTTTTATGATGCATTTCCCATTTCTGTTTCTGCTCTCGATTTTGATAGTTCAGTAGGAGATGTAGAATATTTTACAGCCACAGCATCGTTTCGTTATCAAAACTATGAGATAAAGAATTTATTAAATAATTGAGGTTATAATGACAATTGAAGAAATTATGGAAATGTGGGGGGAGGACTCTCACATCGATGATAATGATTTGGACAACGAATCTTTAAACATTCCAAATAAACACCAAAAATATCTAGACATATATTCAAAAGAGAAACGGAAAATGAGTGATCTTGAAACTCATTGGAAGGTTCTTTTTCAGCAACGATGGGAAGTTGTCATTTCTAAGAATGGAAAGGCTCCAGACCACAACATCAGAATATCCAAAACAGAATTAGAACGACATTATGTTGGAGCAGATGATGTGTTGCAAAAAGCTGAAAAAATTATGAACGAACAGAAAGGAAAAGTCGAATATCTAAAATCGGTTCTTTCGATGATTGAGAACAGAAGTTTCCATATTAACAATGCAATTAATTGGAGAAAATTTGTAGCAGGACTTGGATGACTTCACAGATAATAATGGAAAAGGATACTGAAGTATTCGTTAGACTTATCTGTGAGCCTCATGTGAAGATGGAGTTGAATCATTATTTTCGATTTAGACCAAATGGGTATCAATTCATGCCCATGTATCGTAGAAAGAAATGGGATGGATATGTTTATCTTTTCAATATGGATAGCAACAAAATCTATTATGGTCTTATTCCAGAAATAAAAAGATTTTCAAATGACCGTGAATATAAGATTGTAGATAATACAGGAGATGTTCCTGAACCAATCTCTAACGAAAATTACTTTAAATTTCTTACATCATTTCCTTGTGAATATAAATTAAGAGATTACCAGAGTCTTGCACTTAGACATTCAATAGACAAAAAACGATGTGTATTATTATCGCCAACTGCATCAGGCAAATCTCTCATCATTTACTATTTGCTTCGTTATTACTTTCCTGAAAAATCGTTGGTTATTGTGCCGACACTTTCTCTGGTAAGTCAGATGTATTCGGACTTTGAAGCCTATGCGAAGGTAGATGATACCTTTGAAGTCGAAAATTTCGTCCACAAAATATTTGGTGGTCAAGAAAAGGAAACAGACAAACCAATCATAATTTCAACATGGCAGTCCCTTTATGAACTGAAACAGGATTACTTCAGGGATTTTCGTTTAGTGATAGGAGATGAAGCACATCTTTACAAGGCTCGTTCTCTCACTAAAATAATGAAGAACCTAGAGAATACACCTTATCGAATTGGAACAACAGGAACATTAGATGAAGTAGAGGTGCATAAATTAATATTAGAGGGGTTGTTTGGTGCAACAAAGAAAGTAATAAGCACTAAAGAACTTATCAAGAATAAGACATTATCATCGATTGCCATTAAGTGTCTTGTTCTTAAATATTCCAAAGAGGAATGTGCTGTAGTATCAAAACTGAACTATCAAGAAGAAATAGATTTTCTGGTAGGCCATCCAGAACGAAACAATTACATTTGTAATCTAGTGAACGGACTTACTGGAAATACATTGGTTCTATTTCAATTGATAGAAAAACACGGTAACATTCTACATTCAATACTAGAAGAAATAGTTGATTCTTCTAGAAAAATCTTTTTTGTTTATGGAGGAACAGATGCAGATACAAGAGAAAAAGTTAGAGAACTTGTCGAGGAAGAAAAGGATGCTATTATCTGTGCAAGTTATGGCGTATACAGTACCGGCATCAACATTCGGAATCTTCATAACATTGTTTTCGCTTCTCCTTCTAAGAGTCGTATTAGAAATTTGCAATCAATAGGTAGGGGATTGAGGAAATCCGATACTAAAGAAGCTGCAACTTTGTATGATATTTCAGACGATTTATCTTATAAGGACAGGAAAAACTATACTTTGAATCATTTTATGGAAAGAATAAAGATTTATACATCAGAACATTTTCCATACCATATGTACAGCATCCCAATAAAAGGAAGGTAATAATCTATTTACAAACCCTACAGAGTAATTATAACAAATAATAGACAAAATGTCAAGTCTTAATTTAATTAATTTTAAACTTGACAAAGTTACCATAATTTAGTATAATTATAATATGACAATTGAGAAAGGAAGGTGTATATGCCGAAAAAGAAACAACATTATGTAGATAATGTAAAGTTTTTGGTAGTGATGACAGAATATAGAAATGCGTATCTGGAAGGTAAAGAGAACAATGAAGTTCACAAGCCTATGATACCAGATTATGCAGGGGAATGTTTCCTCAAAATAGCTGAAAGACTATCACATAGACCAAATTTTATAAATTATGCATTTCGAGAAGAAATGGTTAGTGATGGAATTGAAAATTGTGTAATGTATGCAAGTAATTTTAATCCTGAAAAATCAAGCAATCCATTCGCATATTTTACTCAAATAACCTACTATGCTTTCCTTAGAAGAATAGAAAAGGAAAAGAAACAACTATACATCAAATATAAAACGATGGATGAGTTTAGTTCTTTAGAAGACAATTCTGATGTGATAAGTATGGGAAGTGATGCCGCAACGGTATCCGCTGCTGCATCTCCTTTATCAGCAGACAAACGTGCATCCATATACGAATTTATTGCTACCTTTGAAGAAAAGAAACGGGCGAAGAAAAGAGTTAAACCTACACCAAAGAAAAAAGATGATGCTATTATAGAACTATCTCCACTTACCTTTTTTATGAGAGCCAGTGCATGAAGATTGCCTTAATCACGGACACACACTTCGGCGCTCGCAATGACAGTCTCGCATTCACGGACTTCTTTCGTAAGTTTTATGAAAACATATTTTTTCCTACTTTGAAAGAAAGAGGAATAACATCGGTTATTCATTTAGGAGATGTGGTTGATAGAAGGAAATTCATCAACTATAAAACTCTGAATTCCATGAAAGATATATTGTTTCATCCTCTCAAGGAAATGGGAGCAAATATCAGAATCATTGTTGGAAACCACGACATTTACTATAAGAATACTCTTGCAGTCAATTCAATGACAGAACTAACAAAGGGTATGTCCCATGTTACTGTCTATGACAAACCTACTGAAGTTTCTTTAACAGATGAACATAAAGTTTTATTTGTGCCGTGGATATGTGATGACAATGAAAAGGAAACGAAAGAACTTATCGAAAAGACACGAACTGAAGTTGCATTCGGCCATCTTCATTTAGAAGGAATTGAACAGAATAAAGGTTCTTTCAGTATAGATGGATATTCACCATCCATGTATAAAGCATTTCAACGAGTATTTTCTGGACACTTTCATCATCGTTCTACTACAGGAAATATTACATATTTAGGGAATCCTTATGAAATCACATGGAGCGACTATAATGATAAGAGAGGATTTCATATTTACGATACCGAAACAATGGAAACGGAGTTTATAGAAAATCCTTATTCGATGTTTTACAAGATTTATTATAATGATGAGAAAAATGATTATGGTGATTTATCAAAATATGAAAATTGTTATGTAAAAATTATAATCGAGAATAAAGATAATTCCTATCTATTTCAAGTATTAATGGACAAGTTAGTAGATGTTGGAGTCGGTCACATTTCAGTAGTGGACAATCTCTTTGATATTGAAGATATGGGAGATGATATTGAGAATATGGAAGATGTAGAAGATACAATGAGTGTTATTAAGAGTTGTGTCGAGAGTTTACAGATTGACAATAAAGAATCGTTAAATTTATTAATGCAAAATCTTTACAATGAAGCACTAACAGTTGAAACAGTATGAGTACTAAACAAGAACAAAAAAGGAAAGAAAGGGTTGCCCAGAAAGATGAAAAATTTGAAATGCCAATTGACTTGCTACAGCCTTGGTCAACTTTTGTAATGAAGACACGATTGCCACTGCCTATTTTTGATAAGATGATTACAATCACAGATGAAATAGTTGACAATGCGGAACATGAAATAAGTCATGGTCATAATCTTGCGGGGCAGATTAAGGATGAACTTTGGGTAGATCCTGAAATTCTAGAACGTGAAAATTTAATGGGATTTTTTCAAGATGTGGTTAGGAATTTTGTAATTCAACAAACCTGTCAACAGGAGCCATTTGAGAGAGAAAAACATATCAATGAAGAATGGTACACACAACTTCTTTCCATGTGGGTCATTTCTCAAAAGGACAATGAATACAATCCTTGTCATATTCATACAGAATGTGCAGTTTCTACTGTGATGTATCTCAAAATTCCAAAATATTTACCTACTCGTAAATCAAATAGAGAAGATGATGGTGCAATTAACTTTACAAATAATGCTGGAAAAGATCCAATTTGGGGAAGTCCAACTATGACACTTCAGCCAAAAGTAGGAGACTTCTTTATATTTCCAGCATCACAACAACATTTCGTATATCCTTTCAGAACAGAAGATGGAGAAGGTGAAAGAAGGAGTGTTTCTTTCAATGCAGTATTTTCAAATAAAACAGAACAAGATAAGTTAATAAAACAACAGGAGGGCCAAGAAAATGTCTAACTATGATATGGATGAAATTGAACGACAAAACGATAGAAAACGTAAAGGGAGTATATCAGTTGAAATTGGTAAGGAAGAAGTTCCCCACACAGCAGTTGATATAGAAATAGGAGATGAAGATTTTATAAAAGTTGCACAAGAAGCACATAGAAGGGATATTACTTTTAATAAAAT